CGTGACTTACGTCCCGTGGCGGCAGGAGAATCGGCGGCCCTAACCGTAATAGCGTACTGCACTCTGTTCTCTTGCAGGATGAACAGAGCCTTTGTTGTTTTGGCAACCATATTAGCTGTGATCTTCAGCATTCCATTTGTCATAATTTACCCATGGATCTTACCCATTCTGGTCCTGTGGACGGTACTGTGGTACAGCCGGCCGAAGGGTCCAACGGAGGAGTTCTTAAAGGCACGTTCGTGGGGAGAGTCGAGTACGGATCCCGAGAATATCGAGACGTATACGATTTTGGGCCCGGAACGTTCCGGATCGGACGAAAGGCCAAGGCCAAGAAGGGTGGGGCGAAAGGATGTAGCTCAAAGGGCAATAGCGGAAAGGTTGCAGGCGGATTGGGGCCTGATGGAAAACACGAAGGCAAACCGGCTCATACTGGAGAGGGAAGCAAGGGCGATATGTAGGGAGTTACACGTCAGGGCATGCGACTATTCAAAAGTCGTGCCCATGGCGGTGATGTACGCCCTAACTCCAAAACTGGAGCACCTTGAGGCGGCTCGGTACGCTAAAGACCTGGAGGTGCGGAAGCTTCTTGCTTCCGCCCAACAGGGAAACTAGTGCCCCGAGCTGTGCGTGTCACTGGGGTTGAGACTAGTGCCAGATTAATAGTTCCCAGTGGCATTGTGGTGCGCCCTCCTCGGGGGCCGGTTCGTGATGTAATAGGTAGGCATTTACGAATTAAAATTGACATAGATCCTGGTGTTAGCTATGTAGTCCATAACCAAAGTGTCCGTAATTTACTTAGAGCAGTTATAGAACGGGTGATGTACATTCGAGAGGGGGATAAATTGGTTTCTACTCCGCAACCGGTTAGGTTCTTCTCAAAAATGGAAAGGGTATTGAGGAAGCTAAGTTGGCGATCACACTTTCCCCCTGTTTGGAGCCGTGAGATGGTGATAAACTCTTACGTTGGCGATAGGCGGAAACAAGTGAGATACACTAATGCAGCATCTTCATTACTTGAAAACCCACTAACTCAGAAAGATGCTAGGGTAGATGCTTTTGGTAAGCGAGAGAAGATAAAACGTAGTAGTAGTAAACCGGATCCTGTGCCAAGCTGTATTCAGCCGAGGAAACCTAGGTTTTTGTTAGAATCGGGTCGATACTTTAAGCCATTGGAGACCCTGGTTTACAAGGAAATGGGTAATAGATTGTATGGGGAACCGTGTGTAAGTAAGGGTTTTAATGCGGTCGATTCGGCTGAGCTGTTAAGGAGGAAGTGGGATAGATTTCATAGGCCAGTGTGTGTAGGCATGGATGCGAGTAGGTTTGACCAACACGTGTCTGTAGATGCCTTGCGCTGGACACATCAAGTGTATAAATCCTATTTCAGAAATGACAAGTACTTTTCTGATATGCTCAGCTGGATGATCGAGAACAGAGGTGTGGCGTACGCTCGAGATGGGTCGTTTTCCTATTCTGTACGTGGTAGACGAATGAGTGGAGACATGGACACAGCTCTTGGTAATTGTCTTCTTATGTGTAGTATGGTTTGGACGTACTGTACGGAAAAGAAGATAAAGCACCAAGTGTTGAACAACGGCGATGACATTGTTGTCGTGATGGAAAGCCATGATCTGCCAACATTCAACACTGGGTTGGTCAAGTGGTTCAAAGAGATGGGTTTTACGATGGTTGTCGAAGAGCCTGTCTATAACTTTGAAGAAATCGAGTTTTGCCAGTGTCAGCCGGTGTGGAATGGTGAAAACTGGGTATTTTGTAGGGGACCGAATTCAATTTCCAAAGACCTACATTGCCTAGTATCAGATGACCCCGAAGTGTGGATCCGTGCCGTAGGGTTATGTGGTCTAGCCCTGAACCGAGGAGTCCCTGTGCTACAGGAGGTTAGTAAATGGATGATTAGGGTGGGGAGAGATAGTAATGTCTCTTCACATCCCGGATACAGCTGTGGGATGATCTGGATGGCCAAAGGTTTGCTATCTAAGGAGCGGGAGGTGACAGAGGAAGCAAGGCACTCTTTCTATTTAGCTTATGGAATACTCCCAGATATGCAAAGAGAAATAGAGCGAGAGTTTAGCAAACTCGGGGTGATAGAAAACAGATATGGCCAGGAAGAAGAGAACCCAACAAAAGACAGCATGTATTCCATGCACTACTCCAGTTATTACCATCCCTGCCGCGGCTCCACAGCCACGGCGGAAACCTAGAAGAAGAAAGAGGAGAAATGCAACCGCCCCTCGGGGTACTGATTCCCGTCCCGTACACATAGTTTGGGGAAGTGACCAAGCGATTGCTCACTACCAGTACTTGAGTCTGTACATGTTCAGGCATGGAGGAAGTTTTAGCAATGAAGTAACAACTCCAGGAATCATGGGCGATGCCCATGTGTACTGGTCTGGAGAAACAGTTGATACAGGT